CACGCCACCTCCTAGGATGAGAAACCAAGCATAGGGGTCGGGTAAGATCAGTACGCCGCTAAACAGCATCAGCGCCCCGATCACGCGTACGATGCTGGCTCCGGCGGCAGCGGTTGGATTCGGCATGGCTCGCTCCTGTGATGGTGTGGGGCGAGCGTAAGACGGCTGCGGGGCAAGTTCAATAGTAGGGCTGCGAGGTGGCCCGGAAAAACGTTTCAAAGGAAATAAGTATGGCGCGTGGTGGAGCGAGGCCAGGCGCGGGTCGCCCGAAGGGCTCCAAAAACAAGGTCACTGAGCAAAAACGCAAGCGGCTGGCGGACCTGGCGCAAGAATATACAGAGGAAGCGCTGCAAGCGTTGGTCAGCGTGGTCCGTGACGAGACCGCACAATACTCGGCCAAGGTGAATGCGGCCACAGCGCTTTTGGATCGAGCGCACGGCAAGCCCGTTCAATCGACCGAGGTGACTGGCAAGGATGGGGGTGCAATCGAGTCTGATGGCACGCTCCGAATTGAGTTCGTCCGACCGGAAAGTCCAGATACCTGAGGCATTTTCTGGCCTTTTTGATCCTGCTCGCTACAAGGCGTACTACGGTGGCCGAGGATCGGGTAAAAGCCACAGTTTCGCCACGGCGCTAGTCATCAAAGGCGCGCAGCAGCCGATCCGCGTGCTCTGCTGCCGCGAGGTGCAACGCTCAATCAAGGATTCGGTTAAGCGGCTGCTAGACGACAAGATCGAGTCTTTGGGTCTGTCGGCGCTCTACCAAAGCACGGACACCGAGATTCGCGGTGCGAACGGCACGTTGTTCGTTTTCGCTGGCCTTCGCACGAACCCGGACACGCTGAAGTCGATGGAAGCGGTCGATATTGCGTGGGTCGAGGAAGCGCACGCGGTATCGGAGCGCAGCCTGAATATCCTGGTGCCGACGGTTCGCCAGCCGGATTCGGAAATCTGGCTCTCGTGGAATCCAACCAACAAGAGTGATCCGGTAGACGCGCGGTTTCGGCACAATCCGCCGCCGAACAGCATTATTCGAGAGGTGAGCTACGCGGACAATCCGTGGCTGCCGGATGTACTGCGCGAGGAAATGGAGTGGGATCGCCAACGTGATCCCGATAAATACGCGCACATCTGGATGGGTAAACACCTCCAGCGATCCGATGCGCGGGTATTTCACAATTGGCGAGTGGAGTCGTTTACCACACCCGAAGATGTACGGCTGTATTTCGGCGCGGACTGGGGGTTTGCCAACGATCCCACGGTGTTGGTGCGTTGTTGGGTCGATGGCCGCACGCTGTACGTAGACGCCGAAGCGCACGCGGTTGGTTGCGAGATCGACAAAACACCAGCGTTGTTTGATCGGGTGCCTGAGTCCAGGCGTTGGCCGATTACGGCGGACTCGGCGCGGCCTGAGACGATCAGTTATATGCAGCGCAACGGGTTCAACATCCGCGCGGCGAAAAAGGGCAAAGGTTCACTTGAAGAAGGCGTCGAATTTCTAAAGTCGTTTGATATTGTTGTGCATCCCGATTGCAAGCACACCATTGACGAATTGAGCTTGTACAGCTACCGCGTCGATTCGCAGACCGAGGAAGTGCTGCCGCAGTTGCAAGACAAGCATAATCACGTAATAGATAGCCTTCGCTATGCCGTAGAGGGTATGCGCCGTGGATCGGGTGTAAAGACGCGCCGCATTGAAGGGTTAATGTAAATGCCAGTAGACACGCGACACCCCGACTACAAGCGCATGCATCTCAAATGGTTGCGTGTCCGTGATGCGGCGCAGGGCGAGGACGCGATCAAAGGTCGTGGGAAAGTCTATCTCCCGCTGCCGCCTGGGACGGAGAGTCCTTGGGGCGAGAACGATCCGCAGTATTTGAATTATCTACACCGCGCGGTCTACCCGGATGTCATCGCGCCGACAATTCAAGCGATGGTCGGGCTGATGTCGCGCAAGGATGCGGAGATCGAGCTGCCGGATGGTTTGAATCGTTTGCGCGAGCAAGCGACGCCAGATGGTCTCAGTCTCGACGGTCTTTTGCAGCGCGTCCGCCATGAGGTTTTAGCACTTGGCCGATACATCTTGTTCGTGGACGCGCCGGAAGAGTCGGGCGAGGTCTATATCTCGACGTATTCGGCTGAATCGCTCATCAATTGGCGCGGCGACGGCGATGCGTTGACGATGCTCGTGTTTGAAGAGGTTGTACACGAGTCGAAGCCGGATGACCCGTTTGAAGTCAATGCGGTAACGCAATGGCGTGAGGCGTCGATGGTTACACCGATTGATGAGGCGGGTAATCCAGGCGAGCCGGTCTATACGGTGCGTATTTGGCGGCGACCCGACGGCGTTGAGGAGGGCGATCCGGTCATCGTCAGTGAGGTTGTGCCGTCTAAGCGAGGCGAGCCGTGGGATCGCGTACCAGCCGTTATCGTCGGCTCTCGCGATCTTTTGCCGGACCCGGACCAAATCCCCCTTTTGGGCGTCGTGAACCGTACACTGGACGCATATCGCCAGTATGCGGATTATCGGCTGCACAAGTTCCAAACGACGCAAGCGACGCCGTACGGCACGGGGATTGATACCAGCGAGTCTGAAAACAACGAAATGCCGACCAAGGTCGGCAATACCTTCTGGGCGGCGGCTGATTCGGGTGCGAATTTCGGGTATGCCGAGATTTCGGGTAATGGCTTAGAGGCGCAACGCAAGGCGCTCGAAGATACCCACAACGACATCAACAACGCGACGATGCGGGTTATTGGCGACGGGCGTCGGTCGGCAGAGTCAGGCGAGGCATTAAGGTTACGTTTTCAATCGCAGACGGCCACGCTCACCACGGTCGCGCAGTCCACTGCACGTGGGTTAGAGCAGGCGTTGAAGCTAGTGGCAGAATGGTTAGGTATTGATCCCAACCAGATCGCGGTCACGCCGCATCTCGACTTCATTCGCGATGTGCCGGATGCTCAGGTGCTGACCGCGCTGTCGGATATGAACGAGAAAGGCCAGATCCCCGAAGAGATACTGGCCGACTACATGCGCCGAGTGGACTTGACCGAGTTGGAGGACGACGAGTTTATCCGTCGCAGTCCAGCGGCGCAGGCGCGTGCGGTCGATGAGCCGTAATGCCCGACCGCGATTATGTCGAGCAGCTGGCGCAGCAGCGGTTTCAAGGCCGGTTTCGTAATGAGTTTCTCGCGGCGATTGATCGGCTGACCGAGGATTTCCCATTCGAGCGCATCGTGTCGCTGATAGAGCAGGGTGATATTGAGGCGGCGGTCTCGGCGGTCGGTCTCGATCCTGATGCGTTTCCCGAAATGAAAGCGACCAACGCAGCGGCGTTAGCGGCAGCGGGTGAAGAGACCGCCAAAGTCATGCCGCGCAAACTGTCACCCGATGGCAACCGCATACAGATGACGTTCGAGCCGGGCAACCCTCGCGCCGAGCGGGCAGTTGATGAGCTCAACACGGGGCTTATGCGTGGCCTCAATGGCGGTCCTGCGATTACCGAAGAGGGCAAGACGGCGGTCAGAAATCATATCCGCCAGGGCCTGCAAAACGGCGACAATCCGCGCACGATTGCGCGGCGGATGCGAGGCAGTTGGGACGCGCAGGCGAAAGCCTATCGCGGTGGGATGATCGGCCTGACGGATACGCAAGCGGGTCACGTACGCAATGCCGAAGAGCAGCTTCGGTCAGGTGATCCGCGCGAACTCCGCAAATATCTCAATCGCAAGCTGCGCGACAAGCGGTTTGATCGTTCGGTCATCAAAGCGATTAATGAGGGGACGGCGGTCCCTGAAAAGACGATCAACAACGCGGTTTCGGGGTATCACCGCAAATACGTGAAGTTTCGATCCGAGGTGGTCGCACGGGACCAATCGCTGTCGGCGCTCACGCGCGGCCAAGAAGAGTCAATAGACCAAGCGATTCAAGACGGCTTTGTCGCAGAAGAACAAGTTGTCAAGGAATGGATCACGGCGGGTGATGATCGGGTGCGTAATGCACACCGCATGATTCCGCAGATGAATCGAGGTGGTGTCCGTCGCCAGCAATCGTTCGATACGCCGCTGGGTCCGCTTCGCTTTCCGCGCGATCCGCAGGGGTCAGCGGCGAACACGATTCAGTGCCGCTGTACGTTGGCGATCCGGGTGGATCAGCGCGAAGGCGTCTCTGTTTAGGAGCAGAATATGGCGAACGGCACATTCTCCGTTCTGGATGACAACATCCGTGCGCTCGAGGATTGGTAATGTCATTAGTTGTTGAGGATGGCACGGTACAAGACGCAACCCCTGAGTCCTACGCCAGCGTCTCGGATACGGATACTTACATTAGTCGATGGCACGACTCGTCGGCGTGGGCGAGTGCCAATACCGCTGAGAAAGAGCGGGCGTTACTTAAGGCGACCCGGTTTATTGATTCCCACAATTTCGTTGGTCAGGTAACGGACCCGGACCAGGCGCTGTCGTGGCCGAGGGGATTTGTGGGCGCTGTAGACGGGCGTGTGGTCGCCTCTGACGAAATCCCCCGCCGGGTCAAGGAAGCGACAATGGAAGCCGCCATGCGGGTTGTGGAAGGCGACACGCTCCAGCCTGACCACGACGGCGGCACGATCAAGCGTGAGCGCAAGCAGATCGGCTCACTGTCCAAAGACACGGAGTTTGCGTCCCCGCGTGGGGCGGGTAAGACGTTCTCGGTCATTCGGGCGCTGCTGCGTCCCTATCTCCAGACGAGCCGAGGGCTCCAAAAGGCCATTTAGTT